CAAGGTATACACATTTAGACCCGTAATTACAAATGGCACTATCGCTTCATGGACTGTAACGGAGGTGTAGGCATGGATGATATTTTCATGGAACTCTTAAAGCACAAGGTGGAAGAAGGGCGGATACAAGCCGAAGAACTGCCACAAGAAGTGAGGGAGCAACTTGATGATACCACGAGATAAACTCCTACATTTTGTAGCAGGTTCGATTTGCGCGACTTATGTCTATTTGATAACGCTCAATCTCACCCTTGCCATAGGAGCATCTGTAATACTCGGCGCAGGTAAGGAAATCTACGACAGTAGAGGTCATGGCACAGTAGAGGTGCTTGATGCGGTGGCTACGGTGGCGGGTGGAATTGTGGGAGTTATTTTAATTAAGGCGGTGATGTAATGGAAACACTGGCATGGCGTGCTACTGTTGCGCTTACACAAGCACAGTATGACGCACTGGCAACTAAGGATATCAATGTACAGTATCTTATTACCGATGCTGAGTATCTCAAGATAGAATACTCCGTCAATGGCACAGACTGGACTACTACAGCTACAGACGCACTTTATATGCGTATCTCTACAGATAATGGCGTTACGTGGAGCGAGGCTATTTCTGTCAAGGGTGCTGACGGTCTACTTGAAAGCGTGGCAGGGGATACTACCCCCGAACTCGGAGGAGACCTCGACTTAATTACTTACAAGCTGACTAAGACTGGTGCGGGTGCTTACGAGTTGGGTACGGATGAAAAGCAGTTTGATCTTAACTCCAACACAGCATTCTTCACGCTCATAAATAACACAACAGGTACAGCGATAGACTGGCGTAAGGGCAACAAGCAGACAGTTGCACCTACTACCGACCCTACATATACTTTTACAGCCCCAGGAGGTGCTTGTAACTTACTGCTTAAGCTAACACAACACTCTACAGCGGTTACTATAGCATTTCCGAACACAGTAAAATGGTTAGGCACTACACCTAATTTTGCTGTAAACAGTGCAGTGTTTATAATCTGCTTCTTCTTTGACGGAACTAATTACTACGGCACGGCAGTTAAAGAGGTATCCGCATGACACAGTATATGAGACCATCCAGTGATATAAATATATCGTGGCTTTGCTCATCAGGGTCGGATCGGTATGCTTTAATAGACGAGGTTTCGGCAAGCGACAGTGATTATATATATACCATTAACAATAATGCTTATCAGGAGTGCAAGTTATCAGAGCCAATTACGCCTATTACATCTGGCGAGGGAGTGTTGAGGTTCCGTGCTAAAAAAACAACGCCAAGGATGGCAAGATAACACCGTCTATTCGACTTGGCAGTAGTGTGATTAAAACAGGAAGTGAGGTAGTTTTAACTACGTCTTACGCTGAGTACACGCTTACGCTTTCATCTGCTGAGATGGGCAACATAACAAACTGGTCAGATGTCAGGGTACGTTTTATAGCAACACTGTCTTCTAATACCGCTTTTGTGTCATGGGCTGTCTTTGAAGTACCTGACCAAGTTTCATCTGCCGACATCTCTTTAGGCTGTGCATTTTGATAAATAGGACTGGGGTGAAAATATGGCACGAACAGATGTAAGTATAGTCAATATAGCGTTATCCCGCATGGGAAGCAGTACTGTTATTACTTCATTAAGTGATACAACTGACATACAAGCTATACAGGCTAACTTAATTTACGAAGAAACAAGAGATGCGCTCCTGCGTGAATATCCATGGAGATTTGCAACTAGGCATATAAAACTGGAGCAGAACTACGCTGATATTAACCAGTCTGAATTTTTATATTCATATTGTTATCCCGATGATTGCCTTAGGCTATTAAAAGTTTACTCAGAGGGCAACGAGCGACAAGACGGTAGGGAAGAACATGAGGTATATTCAATCGATTGTTACAACGATGTTCGTATCGTTGCAACAGACATTGAAGATGCTTATGCCGACTATATAGCACAAATTACCGATCCAGAACTGTTTGACGCTAACTTTGTAAGTTGTCTGACGTGGAGGCTTGCGGCTGAACTTGCGGTAGTATTCTCGAAGGACTTTGCACGAAGGAATGAACTGTACAAGGTGTACGAGATAGAGATAGAAACAGCACGTGCTTTGGATATGTCGGAAGGGTACAAGAGGATAAGGAATAAGCGTAACAAGTACGCTAGTGCAAGATAATGGCTGAACTTCATACTATACAGCCTTCCTTCACAAGGGGCGAGCTTTCACCCTCAATGTATGCAAGGGTAGACACCGCTCACTATGGTGTCGGTTGCAAGACGATGGAGAACTTCTTCGTACATCCACAGGGTGGTGCTAGTAATACCGCAGGAACTAAGTATATTGCTACAGCTAAGTCATCAACAGGTGCGGTAAGGCTTATACCTTTTGAGTATTCAGCGGATATTTCTTTTGTGTTGGAGTTTTCAGATAAAAAGATGAGGGTAATTAAGGATGGCGCACTTGTGTTAAGCGGTGCATCTCCTTATGAACTGACTACTACGTATGATGAAGATGACCTGTTTGATATTAAATATACACAGAGTGCAGACGTAATGTTCCTTACTTGTGCAGGGTATCCTCCGAGGGAACTGGCACGTCTTGCGGACAATAGCTGGACTATTACTGACTTTACTTTTAGGAATGGCCCTTTCCTTAATGAAAATACTGATACAACGACACTGACCCTTTCAGCGTACAGTGGGTCAACAGGGTTGTACGGACAGACAGTTACAGTAACCTCATCTGCAAACCTATTTGCATCAGGTGATGTAGGTCGTTGGATAAAGATACGTTATACCTCTGAGGCAGATGTTATTACAGCAGGCAACGAAGACCCCCCATCGGGCGGGTGGACTAAAGGCCCGTGGTCGATAAACGGCAAGTTTGAATTAAAGTATAAATATTCTGAATCAAGCGGAGATGATATGGAACTTCAATATTCAGTAGACGGAGGCACAACTTGGCTTACTTATGAAGTATTGTTGGATACTACGTCTTATACGCTGGTGTCAGGTGAGCTTAGGCGTGAGGATTATAATAATGTAACTCCGCAGGTGAGATTTTATACGCCTACTGATAAATTGCGCTTCTACTGGAAACTTAAAAAACTACGGGAAGATGCAATAGGTTATCTTAAAATAACAACCTTTACAAGTGCGACTTTTGTCACAGCTATAGTTATGCAGGACATTCCCTCTCTTGGCGTGGCAACTACTCTTTGGTCTCTTGGTGCATGGGGAGCAGTTCCAGGATATCCTGAGACAGTAATGTTCTATCAGGACAGGCTTGCGTTTGCTAATACTGCCAATAATAGGCTACGCATAGACTTGTCAAAGACAGGGGACTATGACAACTTTGATGTCTCTATAGAGGTACAAGATGATGACGCTATAACAGTGCCACTCCCTGCAAGGAGCGTCAATGCAATACATTCAATGGTACCGATGAGGGAGATGCTTTGCTTTACGTCAGGCGGGGTATGGTCAGTATCAGCAGGAAGTTCATCAGATGCTATAACTCCGTCAAGCATAAAGACCGCTCACGAAACATCATTCAGGGCGGGTAAAATTGATCCTGTCGTGATAGGCAACGTAGTCTTTTACCTTCAAAGGTTCAGTAATAAAGTACAATCCTTGACATTCTCAGATACAGTTTATGGCTACGATGGAATAGACATGTCGGTAATGTCGGAACATCTGTTTGAGGGACATTATGTCGTGGCATGGGATTATCAGCAAGACCCGCACTCAATAATATGGGCTGTGCGAGATGACGGTGTTATATTGGGATTCTCCTTTCTAAAGGAGCATCAGGTACAGGCATGGTATCGCAGACCGCTTGCCGACAGCGGAATAGCAGAGTCTGTTTGCGTTATTCCTGGTACATTGCAAGATGAAGTTTACTTCGTTGTCAAGCGTACAGTTAATGGTAGCGTGGTCAAGTACATTGAGCGTTTAGAAGTACGTGAATATTCAGACCTTGAAGATGGCTGGTTTGTGGATTGCGGTGTTCTCTTTGAGGCTGAAACTGCAACAGTGACGGTAACAGGACTTGGACATCTTGTCGGCAAGTCTGTATCAGGTGTTGCAGATGGCGTCGCTTTTAGCGGAAAGACTGTTGCTGCGGGTGGCACTATAACACTTGCAACTGCCGCTAAAAAGGTTATCGTAGGACTGCCTTACAACTCAAACTTGGAAACGCTCAACATTGAGTTCCAGACTAACACAGGCACAGCACAGGCACGAAAGAAACGGGTCGGTGAGGTTGTGCTTAGACTTAAAGATTCAAAGGGAGGCTATGTGGGACCCGACAGTACACATCTTATGCCTCTTAAATATCCTGCAAACGCAACATACCCTTACACAGGAGATGTGCGTGTAACAATGAACAGCCCCTTTAACGAAGAAGGAAGGGTATATGTCAGACAGGCTGAGCCATATCCGATGACTATACTGGGCATCTTGCCTGTGGTAACTACAGGTGAGTAAGATAGTTCCTTACGAAAAATGGCACGGTGAGGCTTTATCTAAGAGGCTTCACCCTGCTAATATTGCCGAGATATGGGCTATGGCTCATGTAGATGGGCTTACAGGCATAAGGCAAAGTATTAATGTATCTAAGAAAGCATGGACTGGACTTGACGATGAAGGACAACCGCTTGCCATATTCGGTGTTTGCGAAAGGGATATGCTTGCTACGGTAGGTAATCCTTGGCTTGTGTGTCGGGAAGATATAGCCGATTACTCTTTCGTATTCCTAAAGACGTTCAAACGAGCCATAAGAGCCATGCAGGAGGCATTCGACATTCTATCAGGCGAGATTGACGCAAGGAATATCGAAGTATTGAATATGTGCAAGTGGGCTGGATTTGAGATAGAAGAGGCTAGACCTTACGGAATAGAAGGACTTCCCTTCCACACAATAGTCCTTAAAAGGAGTGATAAGTAATGTGCATAGCGACAATGCTTACAGCTATGGGTATGTCAGCATCAACAGCGGCAACTGTAGGCACAACAATGCAAGTAATAGGCACTCTTGCTTCAGCAGGAGCGCAGTATCAGTCAGCACAGTACGGGCAGGCTATGGCAACACAAAACGCTAAACTTGCCGAACAGCAGGGTATGGCTTCGTTGGTTCAAGGAAGGCTTGAACAGGAACGCATAGCACGTAGGGCAAGGCAGATACAGGGGCAGCAGAGGGCAATGTACGGAGCATCGGGAGTAGATATTTCTTCTGGATCTCCTCTTGAAATACAGGCAAGCACGGAGTATATGGCGGCACAGGACAAAGCACTTGTCCGTTATAATGCTGAACTTAAAAAGTGGGGCTTTGATGTCGAGTCAGCTAACTATAAAACACAGGCTAGCCAGTACGGAAACATGGGCAAAAGCGCACTCGTGGGTGGACTTTTGGGCGCAGGAAGCACCATACTTACAGGAAACGGTATGTTAGGTTCAAAGTTGGGATTGAATGGCTCTATGGGGGCTGGATATAAGGCTACGGGATTAGAAGTTCCTCCGTTGTATAGGTAGGGGTGATAAGATGAGAGTACCTAGATATGAAGAGCAACAGGTGGGAGTGCCTTCCGTTCCGAGTGTGAGGGTACAGGGAAGCACTTCTGCCGATGCATTCGGCGCAGGGATAGGAGAAGCACTACAGAGGGCAGGGCAGAAACTTGCTGTCGTTGCGGCTAAACAGCAGGAAGAAGCCGACCGTGGTACATTTGCCTTAATGTCGGCGAAAGCCAATGCTTACGCTGAGGAAATATACGCTACTGAACAAAGCAATCCTGACTATGAGGGAATGAATGATAGATTTAAGAAGTTATGGAAAGAGTACAAGGAGAAGGAAATACAGGCACTTCCTGACAGGCTGAAACAGCAAGCCTCACAGATGTTTGACATCTCAGGATTATCTTATGATGGCAAGTTTAAAGGGCTGTTTATACAGAAACAGAATGATTTTATTAAAGCAGGATATATGCAAACTATAAATACTCTTGCCAACAACGGAGATATAGAGGGGCTTAAAAGGGAAATACCTCATATGACCTTACTTTCTAAAGTAGAGCAAGAGGGACTGTTACAGAAGAACATCAAGGGGATACAGCTTGATATGGTGGAAAAGGTTATTGATGAGAACCCACATGCCGAAATAGATAAATCTGCCTTTTATATGCTTGACACTGGCGATTGGAATAAAGTGGAAGATATGAAAAAGGCAGGCATAAGACAGTTGGAAATAGAGCAGAATAAACAAGATGCTGAAACATACGACAACATAGTCGGTATTATCAGGCATAAAAAAGAAGGATATAAAAATGTTCTAAAAACAATCGAGAGTGCCCCGGGATTAAGTGAGCAAGAAAAACTTAATCTAACAAAATTTGCAGAAAATACTTATGGCATTGGCGAAGGATCTTCTGGTGGTGGCAGTAAGGCAAAGGGGGGTTCTGGTTCATATTGGGGAGCCATGGATATGATAGATAATGAAACTTTGTACCAAAAATACCCTACGTGGCAATCATTTTTTAAGGAATATAGAAGTAAGTTTACCACTACAGAGTTAAAACAATTCCGCAGTTATTATGAAAAAGATGGGGAAGATGATGATATAAAGCCAGTGTTAAAGTTTAATAGGGCAAATGTAGCTAGAACAGTTATGACATCATTGGGTATTAAAGATCCAGTAGATCAAAAAACTTTTATGGATAATGTTAATCTAACTGCAAAGATAGCAGATGAAGAAAAAAGATCAATAACAGGCAAGCCTATGAATGACGATGAATTTGTTGAAATGCTTTCCCTCTTTCAAAAGGGAAAAAGAAAACTAACTAAAACTAAATTTGGCATAGATTGGCTTGCAGGAGATAAAAAAGGTATTCCTATGTGGAAAGTTCCCCCCGATGCACAGGTTAAAGTAGATAAGAATGGGAATGAAATATTTATTGTAGTAAGAGATGGTATACAGCAAGAGGTTTTGATAGATGATTAGTAACAGGCAGGAGGTAATGCCATGAAGTTACGACCGCTAAATGATTCTGAATTAGAATTTTATGGACTAAAAAATGAACCTGAACAAGAAGCGGAAACAATAAAGACAAGACCTCTTTCAGAAAAAGAAATGTCTTCTCTTAAATTACTTCAGCCCGACAGTGTGCCTTATATGTTGGCTGAACAGTACAAAGAGGCATGGGGAATTGATCCTGAAACATTTTCCAAACGCACAGAGGTCAAAAACAAAACAGGATTACCTGACTTTGTACTTGATAAAGCAACTAAAGTTGAGAAAGATTCAATACGTGAATTAGAATTTGAGAAAGCACCGAAGGTAGACTGGAATGAGATGGAAAAGGCATATCCTATCACAGGTAACTTTCTCGGTGCTAACATGGGGTTCGCTTGGGATGACATAGATAACCTCAAACAGCACGAGAGTATCTTCTCTAAAATGGGTACTGCTTTCTCAGTGGGTAAGGATATTGGTACGGTCGGCAGGCTTGGCACAAGGCAAATGTATTTTGAATCTGACAATAAAGCACTTGAACAGACTATATCCTCTTACGAAAAAGGCATTGAAGAACGCCAAACTAAACTAGCTGAATCTAGTTTGTCTGAACGCTTGTTGCAGGGATTGGCCGAGATAACGGGGCAACAGGTTGAAACACTTAGGAAGGTATTGACTTATGGAAGCGCAGGCATGGTCGCAGGGTCATTTGTCCCCGGTGTCGGTAATGTAATAGGTGCTGTAGGCGGTGCAGTTGCAGGGCTTAGTGCGGGTGCTATGTTCGGTGCGGCTGAGTCTATATACTCTATGGAAGCAGGAAACGCTTGGCGGAAATATAAAGACATCCCTGGAGTAGATGATGATGTCGCAAAAGTAGCAGCGTCTATTGTAGGTCTTGCTAATATGGGCAGTGAAGTCCTTTTGGGGCTTGGCTCAATAGTATCTCCCTTTAAGTCAGCGTTTGCCAAACTAGGCATAGGTGGTGCTGATGCAGTACGCAATGCTATGCTTCTTACGTTGCAAAGACCAACAGCAATAACCGCAATAAAGAATTTTACTAAGACTTATGGCACAACTTATATTGAAAACGTAGCACAGGAAGTTATACAGCAGGCTACAACACAGATAGGCGGTTTGGCGGCAACAAAGCTGTCAGGTATTGACGAGAGTAAGTACACCGACTTAAACCAGTTTATAACATCTCTTGTGCAAGAGGCAAAAGGTGCAGCAGAAACATTTGCACTCGTGCCTATGCTTGGTTCAGCAACTAACCTGTCTGTTGATCTATCACGTGCGAACAGGGCTATGCAGAACACAGAACTATTCAACGAACTTGCTATGGCCGCTAAAGACTCTAAGGTAAGACAGAGACTTCCACGTGCTTATAGGGAACTTATTGCAAGTGCTACAAAAGACGGTGGGCTTGAAACTATCTATATTGACTCCGAAAAATTCCAGACTGTATTCGGACAATCGGCGGCTGATGTTGCAGAGGAGTTAGGCATAACGGAAGAATACGAAACCTCGCTTACAGAGGGTGGAGACCTTGCGGTCAATACAGCAACTTACGCTGAGAAGATTGCAGGAACAGACGCTCATTCAGCACTCGCAGGAGGTATCCGTCTCAAAGAAGGCGAAATGACAGCAGATGAGGCACAGGCTTTCCTAGGTGAATTTGAGGCAGAGAAACAGAAGTCTATCGAAGAAGCTAAGTTAGCTATTGCACAGGAAGATACTTACGGTGCTGACCTTGAAATGGTGCGACAGGAAACAAAGGCTATGTTGCTCTCTAACGGACTTAACGCAGAAGAGGCAGAAAGCAATGCCTTGCTGTGGTCGGCATGGGTGAATACTCTTGCTAAATCAAGGGGCATTATGCCTACTGAGCAGAACAAAGAAATAGGTATGCGGATAGGCTTGCCAGAAGATGGTGTGGGTGGGGTTACGTTAGGGCAACCTGTTTATCACGGTACACACGTTAAAGGGATTAAAAAACTTCTCTTAGAAAAGATAGGCACAGGAGAAGGGGCTAAGGTTTATGGATACGGGATATATTCTAGTAAGGCAAAAGAAGTAGCTAAAACATACCGAGAGCAACAAATACAAACAACAGGGCAATCAATGTCAGATTTTAAGTTTTCTGGAAAAACAGCAATGGAGTGGTATAACTATTTTGAAAAATCTACCACAAAAGGGCAATTAAAATATGAATTAATGGCACTACTGGAAGATTTTGAAATAAAATGGGATTCTGGCGAAGTTTTAAGGATAGCTAAAAGCGATGAGTTTAATTATTCAAAGGAAGCAATTAAATGGTTTACTGATACTATACATAAAAATAAAGAAAAACCAGGAGCAATTTATAAATTAAACATCCCTGATGATAGTGTTATGTTAGATTTAGATAAACCATTTATTAAACAAAGCACCAAAGTAAAGACTGCATTAAAAGAGTCTGGCGTTTGGAAAGAGTTTAAGAAAAACAAGTCTGATTTTTCGACAGATGCAAGCACTAGGGTTGATAACGGGTTTGGATATTATAACTTTTTAACGGCTAAACTAGGTTCAGATAAAAATGCTTCTGAATATTTGAAATCTATTGGTATTTTAGGAAACAAGTATTTAGACGCAGATTCTAGGGACAGGGGTAAAGGAACACATAACTATGTATTGTTTGACGAAGATGCTATCCAGATACTTGAAGAAATGTACAACCAAGATATCCGTGGTCAAGTATCCTTTACCGAAGGACAGTCTTTAATCTCTTTCTTTAAATCCCGTGATGCTTCAACCTTTGCTCACGAGATGGGGCATATTATGCTTAAAATGACAGAGATGTACGCTTTGCAGTCTGCACCTGATAGTCAAATAGCGAAAGACTTTGCAACTCTCAAAGAATACCTTGGCATGGCAGAGGGTGAAACATTTACTTCTATCGGACAGGAACGCTATACAGAGGCACATGAGAAGTTTGCACGTACCTTTGAGGCTTATCTTATGACAGGTGAAGCACCTTCTGTCGGATTAAAAAGGACATTCCGCAAGTTTAAGGAATGGCTTATCGGGATATATAAGGAAGTATCTGCCCTCAATGTAGAAATATCTCCTGAAGTTAAGATGGTATTCGACAGAATGTTGGCAACGGAAGATGAGATAACTGAAGTTGAAACTCTTGCAGGATACAGGCGTGATGTCAGTAGAACAGAGGGTGTCGATATTACAGCAGAAGAAGCTGAATTATATGGCTCGCTAAAAGAAGAAGCAGAGGCAGAGGCACGTGAAACTATGCTTGGTCGCTTAATGAAACCTATTGAAAGGTTGTTTAAGAAAGACAAGCAGATTGAGTATGCCAAAGCTATGGCAAAGAAACTTAAAGAGATACGTGCTATTTTGGAGAAAGAACCTGTTAACAGGATACGTACGCTCCTTGCAATAAGTGAGAAAAAGGGTGGCATTACCTTTGATTACTACGAGTCAGCGGCAATAATGAATGACTTAGTTGCCTCGCTCGGAATGGCTGTAACCTTCGGTGAGCGTGAGGTGTCGGACATTGACACAATTATTCCTACCTTTAATAGTAAGTGGTTTAAAAAAGAAGGTGGCACAGATCCTGAAGTTATCGCTATGGAGTACGGATATTCTTCTGCATCAGAGATGTTCCTTGACCTTGCAACAGCAAGGGATATAGACAAGGTTGCACAGGAGAAGGCTAAGGCTGAACTTGATGCTGAGTTGAACGTAGACATAGACCCTGAGTCTGTACGCCTTGCGGCAGATAAGGCTATTCGTGGGAAGAACAGGCTTGAACTGCTTGGCATAGAATGGCTTATTCTTGCTAAGAAGGGTAAGGCGGCATTAAAGATGACATCAGCGAAAGCAAGGGTACAGGCGGCTAAACGCTCAGCAGAGAAACATCTTGACGGGCTTTTGTGGAAAGACGCTATTGCTTTCAAAAGGTTTATTGCCCTTGAAAGAAAGGCGGCACTGGCGGCTGAACGTGCTATCTTGAACAAAGACATGGACACCGCACTTGCACAGAAGGAGTTGCAGATAATAAATGCCGCACTTGCAAGTGAGTCCATGGCACGAAAGACTGCCTCTGATACAATGGTCAAGTATCTTAAAAAGATGGCTGGTCGCTCGAGAAAACAGACATTCGGCATAGCCCCTGATGCACTTGACCAGATAGACACTCTCCTTGAAAGGTACGAGTTTAAAAAGGTATCTGAGAAAGAAGCACTTATACGCAGGGATATTGCCGAGTGGGTAGATGAACAGCAGGAGTTGGGTATTCCTATAGAATTGCCCGAAGATATGCAGAGGCAATTAAAACTGAAGGATTACAATACCCTTACTTACAATCAGCTAGAGGGGCTTTACAATACTGTCAAGGCAATAGAAAAAATCGGCAAGGGTATAATGCTTTTCAAGAAAGCGAAAGAAGCACAAACTTATGATGAGGCTATCGATGCACTAAAGAAAAGCCTTGAAAAGCAAAAGGTTAAAAGACCGCATATTACATCGAGTGATCCCAATATGTCTATATTAGAATCACTTCACAAGATACCCGATGCTATCAATTCACACCTTGACAAGGCGCAAGCTACACTCCTTATGCTTGACGGCACAAAGGGCATTGATAAGCCTGGTGCTTTTACAGATATTCTATGGAGACCGTTTGCTGATGCTATGGATGTAAAAGCCATAATGATGGATGACTATATGGAACGCATAGATATGGCGATACATAAACATTATGGGTTAGGAAAGTGGGGAAAATTTTTACGCAGAAAGGTATTTATTAAGGAGTTAGGTTTTTCTCTAACAGGCGAACAAATATTCTGTGTTTACATGAACTGGGGAACAGAAAATAACAGAATACGTTTAATGCAAGGTAAAGATTGGAGTCAGCAACAGGTCGAGGCTATTATCAGCAAGTTAGACAAAAAAGCACTCGACTTAGGTCAGGACATTAGGGATATTATTGAAACACTATTCCCCATGATGAAAGCACTTAACAGGGAAATATTAGGTTATGAACCTAAGACAGAAGAAGCAGTACCTATTGTTACGCAGTATGGCACTTATCGTGGTGGGTATTACCCACTGTCCCCTGATTACAGCAAGATGGTGGATGGTAAAAATATCAGTAAAGTAGATGCGTTACAGGCAGAACTATGGAGGGCAAATCCTCCTTATAAAGCTGCCACTCGTCAGGGATCATATCAGTCAAGAAGTGCCAACGCTAAATATCAAGTAAGACTTAACTTAGGGGCTTTACATCAGCATCTTGATGAAGTTATCCATGACCTTGCTTTTAGAAAGGCAGTTATTGATGCGAGAAGAATCCTTAATGACCACGACCTTCGTGTAATGATTGCGGAGCGTGTTGGTAAAACTGGGTTACAGGTACTTGATAACTGGTTAGACGATGTGGCAAGACCTCCTGCGGCTCCTGCTGATGGGATTTCTAAATTTTTCCGACATGTCCGTCATGCTACAACATCTGCTGTTATTATGTACAAGGTTTCCGTTCTTGCTTTACAGCAAACAGGATGGTTTAACTCAGGTGTAATTTTGGGTGGTAATACGGCAAGGGCTATGGGGATGTATTATGGCAGACCTCAGGTTTGGTTTAAGGATTGGCAGTTTGTTATGCAGATGTCCCCGTTTATGAAACGCCGTAACGGGCTTATTGAAACAAGTATGCGTGAGTTTCTTATGAACAAGCAATTTGGTAAAATGTCGAGATATGATAAAAAGATTGCTATGTTGCTTTTTAATCTATCCGATGGCACAGTAAGTATTCCAACATGGATGGAGGGATACAGGACAGGGCTTAAAATATATAAAGGTGATGAAGATAGGGCAATCGGATATGCCGATGATATAGTCAGACAGACACAAGGAAGCTCTGATTTAATCGACCAAGCTAAACTTCAGCGAAGCCAATCAGAACTTGCTAAAGCAATATCATTGTTTATGTCGTATTTTAACGTTGTCAGAAACCTTGAAAGAAGGGCTGGACATAGGGTGGGTGGCATGAAAAGCCTACCTGTTTATTTAGGATCAATGTTTATGCTTTACCTTGCCCCGTCTGTTATAGAGGGATTGTTTAGAGATGAACCACCAGAGGAAGATGACGATGATAATATGTTTACTAGGTGGGGTAAATGGGCAATAATTAAAACAATTAACTATAAGATGGCAACATTACCAATAGCTAGGGATGTTGTTCCTTATGCGTTATCAAAAATAACAGGAGAAGGATATAGGGGTTCTTTAAGATTAAGTCCCGAAATATCCTTTCTCGAAAGTTTCGTAAGGACAGCACAAAAAATATTAGATGAAGATGCGACATGGAGTGAAACAATTGAACAAGGGACAGAATCCCTGTTTTATACCACAGGTGCATCTTTACAGTTGCACACAATAGGGTGGAACATGTATCATTATATCAATGACGAAGGTCCTGAAATGGATTTAGCTGATATGATCAAGAAGCAACGCAGGAAGTAACAACAACAACAGAAAGGGTGATGTATTATGAGTGAGAGAATTATGCCAAAGACATACTTTACCACAGCAACAATTGCGTCAGGGGCTTCACTTTCAGCGGAGATTGACGGTCGTGGAATGAGGCTTGTTAAGATATTTATGCCAACAGCGTGGACTTCTGCGGCTATAACCTTCGCAGAGGCAGAGGCAAGCGGTGGAACATTTGATCCGCTTTACACAGATGCAAGCTCTCCGGCAGAGGTAACTATCCCTGTGGCGGCATCTCAGACGGTAGTTATCGGCACGAACAAAGACAGCGTTAATGCCATGGGGTACCTCAAGGTACGCTCTGGCACTGTATCATCTGCTGTCAATCAGCAAGGCGCAAGGGTAATCGGACTTCTCTTTACAGGAGCATAACTTAACTTTTCAAGGGGGGTACATTTTGTACTCCCCTTACTATTGGAGGTGAAATAATGGCATGGACACCAAATGAAAAAGTATCACGTTGGCTTACATCAGCAAGGAAGTGGGGAAGGCTTACAGACTTACCCCCCGCACTTATCCTTGCGGTCATTCAGCAGGAGAGCGGAGGTAATCCGCTTGCGTCAAGGCATGAACCGCGTTATCTCGAACAGTACGGAAGCACAGATAAGTTTAAGGGTATTGTAGAACGGACCATGCTTTATCCACAAGACATAGCCACATCATACGGACTTATGCAATTGATGGTCCCTACAGCATGGGGTTATCTTTCAACGCAACACAAGAATAGCGATGTAATAGAAATACTGTTAGACCCCGACTTGAATATACGATACGGTGCGGCTCATCTGTCGGCACTGTTTAAGAAGCATGGAAGCATAAAAGGAGCGGCAGGAAGATATAACGCTGCAGGTGCAGATTCACGCTATGCAAAAAATGTTGAGGCATTATACTGGCGGTACGACAAATGGATAGGTGAGCAGAATGGGTAATCTCACGAGGCATTTTAACAGGGAAGAATTTGATTGCCCCTGCTGTGGCACGAACAACATAGAGGATACTCTTGTCAAGTATATTGAGATTATTCGCAACGAGGTCAATGTTCCAATAAGCATTATCAGCGGGACAAGATGTGAAGAACACAACAGGAAGGTCGGTGGAGTGCCTGACAGTTCCCATCTCGGAGGATACGCCGCCGATATAACCGCACGGGGCTATTCGTCTAACGCACTGGGCAAGGTCATTAAGTCGCTTTGGAAGAAAGGACTGCTCCCTGAGTTGCAGTTCTGTTATCTTATCGGAAGTTATTCTGTACACCTTGACGTGGATAAAAGTAAAAAGAACAAGCGATGGCGTGTATTTGCATTTTAAGGAGTGATCAATTATGACAACAGAACAGATGGAAGAAGCAATAATACGCATAGACAAGAATGTCGCACAGCTAGTTGACCACGAGATAACGAGGGATAAAGGTATTAAGGATATAGTCAAGGACATAGAGGACCACGAGGTCAGGCTGTGCAAGCTAGAGGACTACGATATGAAAGACGCATACCTCAAAAGGATAATATTTGCTGTTATTGTTGCACTGGGTGGATTCATCGCATGGTTCGTCAATGTAACGAGGCAGATATTAGAGTTGCTTAAATGAAGATAACTGCTGACATAAAGAGTACATGGTACGATCCTGACGGTTGCCTGTCGCTTCCGAGGTTTCTTTCTTTTTGGGCGTTTGTCTTTTGTGTGTGCGCCTCTTTTCTCTCGGTCGTGATAGACTCAACAGGAAATGGAGCGGAGGTACTGCTCGGACTGTTCACAGCTTCGGGCGGTATGTATGTTGGCAAGAAGTTTTCAGAAAGGGGGAAGCCTGATGTCCGACAATTTGAGCGAGAGTGCAACGAAAGTTAAGACATTCCTGCAATCAACGTGGAATACAATTCTGCGTTTCAAGGAGATAGCAATAGTTCTCCTTGTATTTCTGTTTATTTTCCTGCTGATAAGTATGTATGCAACTAAGTTAGATAAGCGTGTAAATATGCTTGAACAGGATAATATAGTAAAGGCTGAACAGCTAAAGAAGATAGAAGAGGCACGAAAGGACATCTGCCAGCAGTTGCAAATGTTAATGCAGGCACAGCAAGACTTGCAAAAGGAGAACGACAAACTTATAAAGGAGGCAGGGCGCATTGAATACAAGAAGGCTATTCAGATTCCTGACGCTGATGTTCTTGATCGTCTTAACGCTCTCATCGAGGACATACGCAAGCGCAACTCAGATTGATGCAAAGAATATCCTGCTCCCTGTCGCTGATGCAAAGGTACTTATTGCTGAACATGCCTCTCTCACAGGAGAAGTAAAGGCTCTCAAAGAAGCACTTGCTTTGGAAAGAGAGAATAACTCTGCAATATTAAAGAAGACTGAAGAATATATAAACGCATCTTTACAGGAGACTAGACTTCTGCGTGAACAGAACGCTATCCTACAGGGACAGGTTGATATTCTAAACAAACAGGTGAAGGTAGAAAAGGCTAAAGGTGTTGGCGTAGGAATAGTATTAGGAATAGTTATTGGAGTAATTGCCTCTGCATCAATGTGATATTGACACAACAGTGCAACAGGTATATACTTCTTTTAGCGAATCCTCCTTTGAGTCATACAAAACCTCCTCTCTCCTTTTGAGAAAGGGAGCCTCTTTAAAAAGAGACTCCCTTTTTTATTTTACATCTTATCTCCTGCCCCACTTCCTGCTGTAAATTAGACAAGCCAATTCATACAACGAGTATTTAATCCTCTTTCGCAAAGTATGGGTGTTCATCTTGTACAGATGGGCCACAGCGGTCATGTTTGGGAGCTTAGATTGACCTATTTGCGATACGTCTTTTAGGATAGAATAGTTCTTCGGAGCAAGGACTTCATATATTTTAAAATTACTTTGGAAGGCATCAACTCCTCCGTACCGTCTGATTATCTTTTCGAGTTCCATTACAGCGTCTATTCTTGCATCAATGTACTCTGTCGCACCACCACCCTGTACCCTGACATTTTCTTCTCCGCAGCCTGAGTGGGCTGTCGCAATAAGGAACATCATATAACTTGATGGCATCGGGATAGTTTCGTCTATAAAGGGCATCAGTCCTCCTGCGTTGTAGGATAAAAACTTTTCCAATAAACTTATAATGTCAAGCACTCCATGCGGTATTTCTTCAGGTATCTTAGACATCTTTATTATAGTAAAAATATAAACCATAGCCATGCGGAGTTCTTATTAAAGATATGCTTTTTTGCATTTCTTCCGCAAGTTTTATTTCGCAATCCTGTACCCAATTTACACATGCTTCATTTTGTCTGAGATCTTCGTCATCTATACTAATAGTTAGTACATATTCTTTGGTAAAAGGTGGAAAAGTAGATGTAATCTTAAATCCTGCTGGCATTTAAATTCCTCCTTCTTAGCCATCTTTCATTCCAAGGTATCCTTTGATTTCCCTGACTGCCTCATCACACCCTTTGCAAACTGTCGTGTAGTACCCCACTTCATTCAGATTGTCTATCATTGCTTTCTGCTCCTCTGAGACAACACCACCTTTTTGACGCTTCATTTCTATGAACATTCCATGGTACTGCTTTGTCGGATATGCGAAGATTATATCTGGAACACCAGGCTTTACTCCTTCCCTTTTAAGATTGATTGCTGTACGGATATGACGCTTGCCACCGTTAGGTACTGCGAACAACAATTGGTACTGCAATGGAGTAAGGATAAGCTGTGCTATCTCAAAGAAGGTGCATTGTTCTTCAGCTTCTAACGGTATGTTGACTGCCATACTTCTTTCTCTCCTTTCGCTTGACCCAGTATCGGCAACCTTCGTACAAGTTAGGATACCTGTTCTGTCTTGGTCGGGTACAGTTTACTTGCGGAATAAGTCCTGAATAGTCTACGGAATGGCAGTAATTGCACTCATCGCATCTCATTTAACTTTTGCCTTTTTCATTTTCAACTGGCTGCAAATTGTAGCCAGTTGACTTCCTTCAGCTTTCAATCTTGTTTTAAGCACACTGCCTCTTTTAAGTCGATAGTTTATATAACTGTTTTCATTCCGCATCTTTATTGTAGCAAGGTTGCGTATTTCTGCATAGTCCTGTTCAAGCCATAGCAACTTTGTGGCAATAGCAGATAGTTCTTCTTCAGTAATAATTATTTCTTCACTCTTGCATATATTGTCAAGCACCCTGTTACATACCTCGTGTGCGTTTATCTCATAAAACTTCTTCATATCCAACCCTCTCCATTCCAACATTTTCTGCACTTGCTGTGTTCCCTTACTCCATCGCACACTTTTAATACTTCCTTCGGACAAGTATATGCCCTGATAAATGCCTCTAACTCATTTCTGTCTTCTGCTACTAAGTGCCTGTCAAGGAAGCGCATTATTAAGGTTATACGTGAATCGACATTGTTGTCCTCGTAGTTATAGGTCATAGGTCATCACTCCCTCGGATCAATAGTCTTTCCTTCACAAGCCTCGATATACCACTCAGCATACTGCCTTACCTTCTGCATCTCTTTCTCAGGAGCATCTTTTAGCCCGCACCGCAAGGCATATTTAATCACGTTGCCCCATAAGAACCCTTTAAACTGCTCAGGTGTCATAAGCGTTTGCATTATCTCTATCGGTTGCTGTTGTAACTTCTGATAGTGCGTGGCATCTGAGGCTGAACCTTTCATCATATCTCCTCCCATACCTTCCTCGCAAGCCTTACCCTTGATGCTCCGCCTAATGGAATGTCAAAGCGGTTAAGGCAATGTGTCATATAGTTTACAACTGTACGCTTGCTTATCCCCATAGCATCAGCAATCTCTTGATTATCGTAACCATGCGCTATGTACGTTGCTACTTTGAGTTCCTGTGGGGAAAGTCTATTGAGGCTCATTTTTTATCTCCTTTAAATCTTCCTCCAGCCTCTCATGGAAACTATCTTCTCCGTCATCGTCAGATACAAGCCAGTCAATACGTTGGGTATAGATATAAGCCCGTACCAACAGGTCATACGCCTTGATAAACTGTTCAATAGTCTTAGGGCCATACTCTTTTCCTATCTGGTATCCGTACTCGTCTAACGTCTGGTCGTGGTTGTTGTCGATAAGTTCTTTTATTTCCTGTGCTATATCCCATATTTGCGACTGATGATAATTAAAGTATCCTCCGCTCATTCCTCTATCTCCTCATTCCAACAGTCTCTACAACTTTTATCCTCCATACATTTTTTGCCTACTCCTAATTGATACGGACAAAGCCCGACTAGTATCAAGTCTTTAAGGTCTTCATCTGACCACCCTCTGATTATTTCAACAGCACGGTCAATCTTTCGCATTAATTCATCTCCTCTGAATCAGTCTCATAGTATTGATTTAATCCCCAATGTTCACAAGTTCCCGTCTCGCATACCTTGCGCATCTTCGATGGGACCCTGTTGCAATAACATCCTTCTCTGTCCCAGATTGAGTGATGGCAGTTCTCACATGTGTGCAACTTGTAAGGATTTCTTACAGGTTCGATCATTCCAGTGGCTTCCTTATCTGTGCCAAAGAGATACTTAAATCGAGAGAGGCTCGTTTCATTCTGGCGTTCTCCCTGCCTCCGTGGTAAAAATTAACATTTACCATGCCATCTAACGCAACCTCGGCACAGGCAATAAATCTTTGAGCTTCGTTAATTGCTTCTT